AGGATTCATTTGGGCGTTTTGTAATATTAGTTCTACTGTAAGGTTTGTAGTTTTGATTGCTGCCATAGCATTAAATACTGGTCCACGACCATATACTTCGCCACTAGCTTTATTCCATCTAAATACTATGTAAGGATTAGATCCTGATCCTTCTAACTCTTTTTCTAAAATTAATTCTTGATCTGTCATACAAACAACACAATATTTATATTTTTCTACATTAGGTTCATCATAAACTTTAAACACACCTTCAACTATATTTGCTTGTTCTGTTGGTGTGTCCATAATTCTTTTCATCATCTTTTCAGACATTTCAGCTTTAGGATATGCAATCATAATTTTATCATAACGCATAGTTCTCTTTCTAAATACTGTGTCTATCTTTTGGTCAGGTCCATTATTCAACATTACTCTAGGTAAAGGAACAGCAGTAAAGTTTATTGGACTTAATGCATCTCCTTCTTCTACTAGTAATACTCCTGTACCTATAGCACAATCCATAAAGGCTTCATGTATTTCTTGATTAAAGTTTGAGTTAGCTAATACTTCAAAAACATATTCAGTTATTTTATCTAACTGTTCGTTTATAATTGGTTTTGCTTCATCAGGTATTTCAGTACCAGCTTGTAAGTTTGCCCATCTACCATAAGTAGGAACAATACCAGCTTGTAATCTACTAGCAAATTCTTGTATACCTACAACAGCAGTTTCATCAAATATTTTATCTGTTCTTCTTTCGCCTATAGTTTCTTCGTAGAATGATTCTCTTTGAGGCATAGTATATTCATATGCTTCTTCATATTTATCTTTCCAATGATCGTGTATTTGTTCTGCTTCTTTATATTTTTTTATAAATGATGCTACTCTATTATCAGTATCATAATTTTCTACAGGGGGTTGAGCTATTGGTACATATGCCATTATGCAAAACTCGATATTCTTTTAGCTTTTATGCTTCTACCAGTAGATGCATAGAAGTTTCTAGATTCTGCGGCAGTTGATGCAGCAGTATTAGCAAGTTTTTGATTTCTTTTTTGTACTTCTTCCATAACAGAAGCATCACCACCAGTCTGCCTATAAGTTGTTTGATTATTATTTTGGTTATTTCTTGTTTGATTATTTTGTATTACATTTCTTTGTATACCAGATTCTCTATTTTGAACAAACTGTTCATAAGGTTGGTTTGTCATTAGTCCAGCTGTAAAGAATGATGGCATACCACTTATTAAAGTTGCACCACCTAATACTGCCATTTTAAATTTTTGTTGAGACTTATACATTTCTTTTGATAAAGGTATACTTATGTTTTTAGTTGCTTGGTAAGCACCTCTAGTAGCATTTGTAAATGTTAATCCTTTATCTGTTTGTACACCAGCTGTAAATTGTCCTGTTTCTTCATTGAAAGTTCCAGCACCAATACTTGCTAAATATCTATTTCTTGCTTGGTTATATTCAGCACCATACATTTGATTACCAGTTCCTGATCTATAACCAGTTACAGTTTGTTTGTTTGGTCCTGAATATGTTTTTTGTATATCTAATTGTTGTTGTGCAAATTGATCTGCTCTTTTTGCAATAGATTTATTTACATCATCACTACTGCCAAATCTGTTTTTTTTTGGCACAGAACTTGCACCACCACCAGCTCCTGTAGATGTTCCACTTTGACTACTCAACTTCTTTTCCCTCGTAAAAAAATCCTTTACCACCAGCTCTTGAGAATAGAGATCTCATACCTACCATACCCTTTGCTCGTCTACCTTTTTGTCTTTCAGCTTCAGCTTCTAGTCTTTCTCTTTCAGCTTCTTCTTCTCTAATTCTTTCTTCTCTATCTTCTCTTAATTGTCTTTCTGCCTCAGTTTCACGAGGTGTCCTAGATCCAAATAAACTACCCATACTATAATTCTATTTCAGAAAACTTAACCTTTTTCAACGCACAATATAATTGATAGGGTGTAAATACCCACCATTTGTTCATTCCTAGTATTCTTTGTACATAACTAACACAAGAATGTTCTTTAATCCAACTACCTAATATAGACGGAAACTTTGTTGTATTGGATTGTATATCGCCTTGTAATACAACACCATTTCTCATTTTAAATAATCTAAACAAAGGTTCTATTTTGTTATCTGGTAATACTTCTACCATTATATGACCAAAAATATACTCAATAAGAAGCCAATGCTTAGCATCATCATCATACGATAAAACTCCACAATGTTTAAATCCTTTCTTAAAAAATTTAGTGTGTCTATGATAATCATCATTTTCGTAAAAATATACTAAATACCTAGTTTGTTTTGCCATACTGATTTCCTTCTTTTTTTATTATCAAATACATTCCATTGTCTAGTTTTGACAACAGTTGCTGCTTTTGATCTACCAGCTGTAAGACTTTTACCTTCACCAGCACCTAGCATCATGTATTGTAAAGCATCATGTATATGAGAATATTTATTTTTCATAGGTTTTTCATCATATCTATCACCTGATGTTTGTAATCTTCTATAATGATAACCACCATTGAAACCTTTTTTTAAATTAACACAGTTATAATTCAATAAGAATCCAGCTTTACCTTCTACCATTCTTGTTAATGCTGCTTCTACAGCTTCTATTCTAAGACTTACATCATTAGATGGTGCTGGTATTGCTCTTATACCCATATGTCTAAGTATCTGAAAAGGTGTTGTTTCATCTGTTTGAGATCTAAAATCACCAGCTGGATCACCATATATTTCTAGGTCTAATCCTTTATAGTTCTTTGCTATTTCGTGTTTTAGTAGTTCTGCAAACCTAGTTACACCCATATCAAAGCATACTAACTCCTGTAATATTAACCATTGTCCTGTAACTAATCTTTGTCCAAAGGTTGCTGCTGGTGTCAAACCAAAGTCAATACCAATAAATACAGTAGAACTATAAGGTTCTATATTTTCTTTTGACATATGTACTTGTTCATTCCAAGATGTGTAGACAGGCTTACCTTCTTCGATAGTTCCAAGTTTATTCATAACATAAACATCTATCCAACCTTTTTGTTTTCCTCTGATAATGTTTTCATAATAATCTTTTGTAAGGTTTTTGTTGTTTTCACACTTAGGATTGTTCTTGTAACCAATTAGATTATTCTTATCGTCTTTGTTTTCTAACATTGCAGATGGTTGAGTAAAAAACTTCCAGTTATCAGGTTTAACTAACATTAATGCTTCTTCTCTTGATAAATGTTCAGGTGTAGGTACATCTCCTGACATAACTGCCCACCAATGATCTTCTTCTGGTGCGTTAGTATCAGCTATAACACCATACCATGATGCACCACCATCACGCATAGAAGGATATCTGCCTACACGCATAGTACAAGCATCTATAATACTCTTAGGTAACTCTCTTGCTTCGTTAATCCATATACCAGTAAGTTCTAATGATAATAATTTTTTGACATCTTCAGGTCTATCTAAAGCCAAGAATATAACTTCTAATTCTATATCACCAACATTGATATAATGTGTATATGGTACTGACCAAGCAAACACTCCAAACTGTGTTTCAGGAAACCAGTCTAACCAAGTTTTGATTGTAGTTGTTTTTAACTGAGGATTAGTATTTCTGATGACTGCCCATCTAGATTTTCTTTTACCATTGGGTGCTGGTGTTTGTTGTAATGCTCTTCTGAATATTTCTATACAACAAGCAACTGATTTACCACTACCAACTGGACCTCTTAGTCCACGAAAAAACTCATTCCCCTTTAGAAATGTCTTTAGCGTTTCTCCATTGGGTTTGTAATCGAACTTGACCATTTACAGCTTGTCTAAATGTTCTTTTAGCAATTTTTCTCTTATCTTTGGTCCAAGAGATTCTATTAACTTGTCTGCTTCCTTGTCCGTTACTGAACTTTCTGGAAGGAATTTTAGGTGAACTTTTTTTACGATCTTTCTTAATCGTTGCCTCTCTTGAAAAGTTAGAGGAAACAGTTTTCTGTTCTCTAGATTCACTTCCGAATCTATGTTGTCTGTAGACATTTAAAAACTCCTTAAATAAATTCCAATCTAGGTACACACTAGGTGGATTAAAGTCTTTTTTCAAGACTAAAATATCAGCAGAACCTTTCCAATCTTCTAGTTGTTTGAATCCTTGACCATTCTTTCTAGCCTTAACTTCTATAGTTGTACCATCAAATAGGTCATTAACATAAACATCATGTGGAAAGTCTTGTATAGCACCTGACATGGGTTGTCTACGAGAACTGTACCCTAGATCTTCAAATAATTTTACTATTTCTCTTTCTACTCTAGTGCCTTTTATCTTGGCTTTACTACTCATTATTTCTTTTTATGACGATTTGCAAAGTTTCTAGCAGATTCTACACTCCTAAATCCCCATGCTCTAAGTGCCAACGCTTTTCTAGTTGGTCTACCTTTATCATCTTTCATTGGACCTTTCATACCAGCGAAACGAGCAGCAAAAGATATTCTTCTTGGGTTCACTCCTCGTTTTACTGGTGATTTTAGATTACTACCCTCTTTCCTTTTGAAGTATTTTCTACCAGCAGCGTTCAATCCACCTTTTGGATTTTGATATTTCTTCGCTACCATTAATAACTTCTATACTTTTTTACTTTAGCAGCAATACCTTTTGGTTGTTTGCTAAATTGTTTCCCAGACTTCTTGGCTTTTCTTTTTGCAGCTGTGGTTCTAGCATACTCAGACGCACTTAATGCCTTAATAGCAGAACTAGGTAGGTATCTTTCGCCTGTTTCAGACGATTTTTTACCTGACTTAGTACGCCATTTCTGCTTTCCCCATGCTGTAAGTGATTGTTGTCGTCTAGTCTTTGACATTATTTGTAGCCACCACCAGCTGCTTTATATCTTTTAGCTAGTAGTTGTGCTTTACGAGCAGACCATTGTCCAGCAGCAGTACCTTGAACAGCACTAGCTTTGATGGAATTGAATAATCTCTTTCGTAATGTCGGCTTTGTATAGTTTCCAGACTTATTAACAGTTGATTTCTTTACCATTGGTTATGTCTTTCATCTATTTGTTGTTTTTTTTCTTTTTTTTTCTAATAGCCATGATGATATCACCTCTTGTGATCTTTTTCTTATCACCATACATGGCTGCTAGTTTACTATTTTTAGCTTTCTTTGTATGTTTAGGCATTACTTCTTCTTCTTTTTCATAGCCATCATCTTCATCTTCATTGCTGGTGTCATTTTCTTTGACTTAGCAGCTTTTGAAGGTCTCCCTCTTTGCGAACCATAAGTTCCTTTTCCCATAGGCATAATAATACTCTCCTTTACAAAAATATTTTTAGACTAGTAAGTAATGTGTTGCAACACCAACGCTGACTTAACCAGTCTTAGCTAACCTTATATCAGGTCTTTCTTTGCGTCAATGAGATATTATCTTATGTATTGGTACAGTAAACTCACAATCGTACCTTTTTGAACTCTGTTGTGTGTGAGATATGTATCACTACGTACAGTTGTAGTTTTTAACCCCCCCTGCCACTAGGTCAGGTCTATGTTTACTTTTATATCACCTAGCACAGCGTGTTGTACCTTGTCTGGTGTACGCAGTCCTACTCGATCTAGTATGTCTTTGCTAGCCTCGAGTTGCACATATTCACTTCGTGCATGTTGTGACAGATGGATCATCTTGTGTGATGCACTGACTGCACCCAGACCAATCGTCTTTGCTATTTGATCCATCATGTACTTTTGTACCTTTGGGATTCGTAGGGTTCGTGACG